GGTGTGTTCGCTAAGTTAAACGCATCATCTCTGGTCTATAATGTAAGCGCAATCAGCGCACCTAGTATTCTCAACGCTGCTTCGGGTGACCTACTCAGCTGCGAGATGTCCGTATCAATCCTAACGAGTTGGAGCTAACCATGACCGACATGGCACAGTGGGAAAAAGAGAACGAAGCGTTCCTGATCAAAATCGGTCAGGTAAAGCCAGCAGCAGCAAAGCCAGTAACTAAGAAAGAAGAGGAATAATCCGATGGCAGTTTATTTAGCAAATACAGGAGTTCTAACTGTTAATTCGGTTGATCTCTCATCATTGGTAACAAATGTGGTCATTAACCGCGCATTTGACGAGCTTGAAGTTACAAGTCTCGGGGATGCAGGTCATCGTTATGTTAAGGGGCTCGAGGCTTCCAGCATTTCAATCGACTTCCTAAATGACAGAGAATCTGCAAAGACACTTCAAACATTGAACACTACTTGGGGAACAAGCGTTACTGTTACATTCAAGCAGACATCTGATGCAGTATCAGCAACAAACCCTCTATACACAATGACTTGCTTGATCAATAACACAACACCTGTAAATGGTGCTGTTGCTGATCTATCAACTCAGTCTGTAACATGGAATGTTATGGGCACAATCGCAATCACAACAAGCTGATAATCAACTAACAAAGGGGCAAACACATGGCAAAACTAAAGATCGTTCGTAATGATGGAAGCGTTATAGAGGGCGAAATCACACCTGCTGTCGAATACTTTTTCGAACAGCACACAAAGATGGGGTTTCATAAGGCCTTCAGAACGGAAGAGCTTCAGAGCCATGTCTACCTTTTGGCTCACGAAATTATCCGCAGGTCAGGTGAAACTGTTAAGCCTTTCGGAATGGAGTTTATCGAGACACTTAAGAGTGTCGAGGTTCTAGACTCCGACCCTTTAGCTTAAAGCGCGATCTTCCATTCACCTATCTAATTGCTAGGCTAAGCATTAGATTGGGGATTGCGCCACAGCACTTATTGGAGTTAGACAAGAACATGCTCGATGCACTTGTGCAAGGGCTCAAGGATGAAGCGAAGGAGTCTCAAGATGCCAGCAAGCGTCAAAGGCGGCGTTGAACTCCGCAAAGCTCTTCGCAAGTTCACACCTGATCTGTCCAAAAAAATGTCAGTTGAAATTGCTAATGCGCTGAAGCCCATCACTAAATCTGCTAAAGGTTATCTCCCAGATCAAGGAGAAGTCCTTAGTGGCTGGCTACCTCGTCAGATGTCAGAAGGCACTTTTCCTACCTATAATGCTCGCGTTGTTAAAGCTGGAGTTGGATACAAAACAACACCTTCTAAGGCTAATGCGAGGGGTTTTAGATCACTAGCTCGCGTATTTAACAAAAGCAGAGCTGGCGCAATTTATGAGATTATGGGTCGCATCAAGCCAGACAGTCGCTTTGTGCAAAACCAAGACGGCAAATTTAAGGCAACCATGAAAGGCAATAAGCAGATGGAAGGCCGAGCCCTGTATCGCGCTTATGAAGAAAATAATGGAAAAGCAACAGTTGCAGTTATCAAGGCTATTGAAAATACAGCAGATAAACTTAATGCTAGAGCAACAGTGAGAGGCTAATCATGGCTAATGTATTTATTGACATTCTTGCCGAGTTCACTGGCAAGAAAGCCTTTAAGCAAGCTGAGACTTCCACAGAGAAACTTACCAAGAATGTTAAGCAACTGGCTAAAACTTTTGGGTTGGCGTTCGGTACTGCCCAAGTCATTGCTTATGGCAAGGCTTCAATCAAGGCCGCAGCTGAAGATCAGAAGGCACAGAAGCAGTTAGCCCTAGCACTAAAGAATGTTGGGCTTGGTCGAGATGCCGCTACTTCTGAGGCATACATCCAGCGACTACAGAGTGAGTTCGGCATTGTTGATGACTTGCTACGCCCTGCCTATCAGACATTGGCAGTAGCCACCGGCGACACAGCAGAGGCACAGAGACTTCTCAATCTATCTTTAGACATTTCGGCTTCGACTGGCAAAGATTTAACAGCGGTAACTGCTGCATTGAGCAAAGCCTACCTAGGAAACAATACATCACTTTCTAAGCTTGGCGTTGGCATCTCAAAGGCAGACCTTAAGGCTAAGTCTTTCCAAGACATCACAGAGCAACTGACGACAACCTTTGCAGGAGCAGCAACCGCCTCTGCCAATACTTTCCAAGGCTCGATTGACAAGTTAGGTGTCGCAACCGCTAATGTAAGCGAGATCATTGGCACTGGCTTAATCGATGCGCTAACTAACCTTGGTGAAGACACAAGCGTTGCAGACCTAGCGGCTAACATGGAAAAGACAGCAACTTATCTTGCAGATGTTATTCGTGGGGTTGGAGTCTTAGCGGCTAAACTTAAGAGCATCCCTATCTTGGGTGATCTCAATGTGGGCATGATCCCTATCTTGGGAACATACTTAGAAGTATTGCGTGAGGCTGGAGTCCAGACAGCCACAGCACAGGCTTCGGATAACGCTCACCTGAAGTCATTACAAAACCAGTTTGCTATTACAAAGAAAACCACTGCACAGAATAAGGCTCTCACTAAAGAGACTGCTGAGCAGCTAAAGAATCGCAAACTACAGCAAGCAATCGACAAGGCGAATCTTGCCCTTAATAAGGGTGAAGAGATCTTTGACATGGACAAGATCCAGATTGCGGCAGCCCTCACATCTCAGGCAGAGCAACTCGGTAAGGCAACCACTCAAACACAGCAACTACAAATTGCTAACGATACTGCTCGCCTCAATGTAAAGCGTTCAATCCTTGCCTTGGAAGATGCTATCGCTGCCAAGGATGAGCAAGCAATCATAGCTGCTACAAATAAACTGAACGCAGACCTTAGATCCCTTGCTGCTCTTACTGGCCAGAATGTCAAGCTAGCAGACATCAAATCAATTCTTGACAGCCTCAAGCCAGTGGATCTAATCAATCAGGCTAACCTTGATGCAGCTCTAAAGAAAATCCAACAGATGATTGACTTGCTAGCTAAGGCACAGGCTGGTTCTCAGTCGCCTGTTCCAACTAGCGCATCTCTAGGCTCTGGAATCCCAGTCGGTGACTTTATTGCGCCTATCTCTAAAGAGGTAGCATCTCAGGGATCTATTTCAGCAATCCTAGAATACGCAGATGCCGCAGCAGCTCGCGCTAATGCCTTTGCAGACTTGTTAGACCTAGACACAGCGGCTAAGACGGCCGCACTACAGGCTAGCTCTATTTATAGCAACTCAGGCGCATTGCAATCATTCCGTACAGCGGAAGCCGCAACTGTGAACATTTACGCTAACACCATTGCTAACCCAGATGAGCTTGTGAACCTAGTCCAAGACTCACTCATCAAGTTAAATCGCAGAGGCGACAGTCTCGTACAGGCTGGAGCATTGTGACCAGACCAGTCATCAATGTAGTCATTGACTTCTCTACAGGGGCTTCATTCGGTTATCCGTTTATCCTTGACTCATCAGTCCTAGATGGTGCTGATGTCCTCTCAGATAGCCCTGCAAGCCTCGTAGTGGATGTCTCTAGCCTTATTGACTCAGTCCAGACTAACCGAGGCAGACAAATCTCGGCAGAAGTTTTTCAGACTGGCACAGCTTCTATTCGAGTTCTTGACCAGAATGGTGACTTTAACCCACAGAATCCAGCTAGCCCTTATTACACCTATCTAAGCCCTATGCGTAAGATGACTATTACTGCCACCTATGGCGGTACTACTTATCCAATCTTTGCTGGCTACATCACAGGCTATAACACCTCGACACCTAAGTTCGAGGGTGATCTTGTCTATACTACAGTCACGGCAGTAGATGGCTTTAGACTTTTCCAGAATGCACAATTCTTTGGTGTAGTCGATGCTGTTGCAGGTGAGACCACAGGCTCACGCATTAGCAAGATTCTTGACACTATCGGCTGGCCTTTAGCGCTTCGAGATGTCGATACAGGCTTAACTACTGTGCAGGCAGATCCAGCAACACAGCGCACAGCCTTAGCAGCTTTGCAGACTGTTGCTACTACTGAGTATGGCGCTATCTACATGGATGCACAGGGTCGCTGCGCTTTTCAAGATCGCAATGTCACAGTCGGCACTATCGCAGGGGCTCCTATTGTCTTTAATGATAACGGCACAGGCATTGGCTACTTTGATGTCAAGTGGGTCTTTGATGACACCCAGATCTATAACCTAGCAACCGTCACCCGCACAGGTGGCACAGTCCAGACCGTCAGTGATGCTGCCTCTATTGCTAAGTACTTTACTCACAGCTATAACCAATCAGGGCTTCTTATGCAGACCGATGCCGAAGCTCTAGATTATGCACAGGCTTTCATCGCATCTCGTAAAGAGACTTCAACCCGAGTGGATGAGCTGACCCTAGATCTCCAGCAGGATAACTACACGGCTGGCACTGTTGCAGCTTTGACGATGGACTTCTTTACTCCAGTCAGTATCACTACGACCCAGCCTAATAGCACTACGCTATCTAAGACAGTGCAGGTCTTTAATGTTGCCCACTCAATCACACCTAATTCGTGGAAAGTGCGCTACGGCACAGCAGAGCCGATCATCGATGGTTTCATCCTTGACTCGTCTTTATACGGTATTCTAGACACTAGCGTTTTCAGTTACTAAGGAGCATCATGGCAACAGGTTTCCCATTCAGCACAGGTCAGGTCTTGGCAGCAAGCCAGATGAACGGACTTACATCCTTCACCATTGGCACAGCTAACACAGCAGACTATACAGCGGTATCTGCTGACCAGTACCAAGTGCTAGAGATCATGAACAAGGCAACAGCGATTGCCTTTAAGATCCCTACTAACGCATCTGTTGCTTTCCCTATTGGTACTGTGCTTACTGTGCTTAACATTGGCGTGGGAGTCTGCACAATCTCAGCTGTAACATCTGGCACTACTACAGTCCTATCAGGTGGCGCAGTAGCAGCAGCTCCTACCCTTGCACAGTATAAATCAGCAGCATGTATTAAGACTGGCACAGACACATGGTATGTGGTGGGTGGAATTGCTTAATTCAATTGTTGCTCTTTTAGAGTCTGGTGCAGGCGGCGGTGCTGGGGCTTATGAATCTATTGCTACCGTAACAGTCAGTGCTGGTGGATCATCATCTGTAACTTTTAGTAGCATCCCAAGCACTTATGTGGCATTACAGGTTCGTTACATGCCGCGGATCTCCACATCTGACACAGCAGAAAACACATGGTTACGATTTAACGGAGATACGGGCAGTAATTACACTTACCATTTTCTCGATGGAAACGGTTCATCGGCTAGCGCAAACGGCGCAGTATCTCAGACTCGAATCCTTGCAGGTCGCGCAGGTGCAGCAAACTCGGGCTCTAACATTTTTGGAGTCAACATTCTTGACATACATGATTATGCATCGACTTCTAAATACAAGACTGCTCGTATTTTAGGTGGCATTGATCGCAACGGTGATGGAAACATCCGACTAGATTCAGGTTTATGGTTGAACACAGCAGCAATAACATCTTTAACTATTTTACCAACCACAGCAAATAGCTTTGTGGAGTATTCTGTTTTCTCACTATACGGAATTAAGGGGGCATAAATGGCATCTACATACGAGCCAATCGCGACCACGACTTTAGGTAGTGCTACAAACACTATTACATTTAGCACTATAGCTGCTACCTATACCGACCTACGACTTACTTTGGTTTTTACAACATCTGTTGGCGGGGCTAATGTATTTTTTAGATTTAATGGTGATACAGGTACTAACTACTCTTACACAAGTTTAGAAGGTAGCGGATCTGCTGCATCATCAAGCCGAAATACTGGCGCAAACAGATTACAGACTGACACAAATTCATCGACTACTATTCCACATTTTGAGACAGTAGATGTATTTTCTTATGCTGGCTCAACAAACAAAACTGCATTGATGACAGCACAAGAAGATGATAACGGCTCTGGATATGTTACAAGAGCAGTAGGACTATGGCGAAATACTGCTGCAATAACATCTGTGACTGCATTTTGTAATGGTGCTAATTTTGCTATTGGCACAACCGCTACTCTGTATGGGATAAAAAATGCCTAGTACCTACACACTTATCTCATCTAATGTCCTTAGCAGTTCTGCTGCATCTGTTACTTTTTCTGCCATTCCTAGCACTTATACGGATTTAGTGTTGCGCTATTCAGGTCGTTCAGATTCAGCAGGAACAAGCGACAGGATGCGTATCTACATTAATGGAGATACCAGCAGTACTCTTTATTCAGGAACCAACTTAACAGGTAGTGGAACTGCTGCTGCATCAGGTAGGGATAGTAATGATACGGGTTCAGTTCTTGGTTCATTGGTTGCATCAACTGCTACTGCATCTACATTTAGTAATGGTGAAATTTATTTACCCAATTACTTAGTATCAGCAAATAAACCTTATGCGGATTTTGGCGTAACTGAAAACAATGCAACGGCTGCTGCAATTCGTTTATACGCTGATCTGTGGCGCAATACTGCGGCAATTACCAGTTTTCAATTAGTGGTAAATAGTGGTTCTAATTTTGTTTCAGGTTCATCTTTCTATCTATACGGCATCAAAAACTCATAAGGAGCAACAATGACAACAGCAATCGAAATCAACTGCGAAACAGGCGAGGTCATCGAGCGTCCATTGACAGCCGATGAAATCGCAGCCAATGAAGCGGCAGCAGCACAGGCAGAGGCAGACCGCCTAGCGGCAGAAGCCGAGGCAGCAGTCAAGGCTGAGGCTAAGGCTGCACTACTTGAGAAGCTGGGCATCTCTGAAGATGAAGCGAAACTGCTACTTGGATGAAGGTCAAGTTAAGTAAAGCTGCTATCCAATTAAGAGAGCAGATAGATGACTCGTTCCCAGATCGTGACCGCACATCGGATGGTTGGATCGGTGATACCCGACACGCTGCTCGCAAGTCAGATCATAATCCAGATGAGCAGGGCTGGGTTCGCGCCATTGATGTGGACAAAGACTTATTCAAGGGCGGGAAGCCCGACATCATGGGAGATCTTGCTGATCAGCTTCGTACCTTGTCCAAGTCAAAAGCAGACAAGCGTATTAGTTACATCATTTACGATGGACGAATCTGCTCCAACATCCTTAACTGGAAGTGGCGCAAGTACACAGGGGCTAACAAACACACTAAGCACATGCATGTTAGCTTTAAGAAAGAAGCTGACAATGATGGTGCTTTTTTTCAAGTATCTATGTTAGGAGCATCTAATGGATAATCTATTTCTCATCATCGCTGGCGTTGCAGGTGTTGCAATCCTTCCAGCAATCCGCACAGCTATTAAGTCATACCGCGCTCGTAAGTCAGCAGCAGACATCATTGTCGATGCACTAGAGGCAGCCATTGACGAGGTAGATAAGAAGTGACACAGGCAGACTTCTTCACCCTTTACATCGCCACCATTGCTGCACTGGGTGGGTTGTCTGGCTATGTCATCACGCATCTATTGTCAGAGATTAAAAGACTCAACACGCGAGTCGATGAGATCTATAACATCTTGCTTGACAGGTAACATTCTGCTATGGCAAGAAAAGCAACTAAGGCATTAGAGGAACAAGGCTACTCAAAGCTTGATGCTTATTGCATTGGACTCTATGAATACTTCTGCTCTCTTAAGCGTGCAGGTTTCGCAGAAGATGTAGCCATGTTCATGATTACAGAGCCTCAAGCTTATCCGCACTGGATTTTGCCAGACCCTATCGATCCAGAGAAGTTTGGCGATTACGAAGATGAGGATGACGATTAAGAAACGCTATCTGGTCATATCGGATCTACAGATCCCCTATCACCACGAGCAAGCCGTTAAGAATTTAATCAAGCTAGTAAAGCGAGAGAAGTTTGACCTCGTATTAAATACCGGTGACGAGCTAGATATGCAGTCACAAAGCAAGTGGGCACAGGGCACTAAATTAGAGTGGGAAGGTACGCTAGATGCTGACAGAAGCCTTGCGCAGGATATTCTCTATGAACTCGGCACAACAGATGTCACTCGCAGCAATCACACAGACAGGCTCTACCATACGTTATTACGAGCACCTAGCCTCATTGGGTTGCCAGAGCTTGAATACGCCAAGTTTATGGACTTCGCCGGACTCGGCATCCGATTCCACAAAAAGCCCTTTGAGTTTCACAAAGGCTGGGTGCTAGTCCATGGCGATGAAGGATCTATGAACTCTAACGCTGGACTCACAGCTCTTGGGCTGGCTAAGAAGTTTGGCAAGTCTGTGGTCTGTGGACACACTCACAGGGCAGGCATTAGTGCCTTCACAGAGGGCATAGGAGCCTCATACAGGACTTTGTGGGGCTTAGAGGCAGGAAATGTCATGGACAAGAAGAAAGCCTCTTATTTGAAGGCTGGAAGCGCTAATTGGCAGATGAGCGTGGCAGTCATTGAGACACATGGAGACCGCGTTAGCCCGATGCTAGTGCCTATAAACAAGGATG